TCAAAGGCTATTTAGTTTATCAATTACTTGTTGTTTGGCTCTTTTTGTTACATGGTTATAAATAGACAGAGTTGTGTTTGCATCAGAATGCCCTACACGCTCCATAATGGCTTTAAGAGGTACGCCTAATTCAGATAATAGTGAAACGTGGCTATGTCTGAATATATGTGAGGATAGACTTTTTTCTAATTCCAACTCTTCCTCTACTTTATGGAGTATAGCGTTAAATGAGTGCAGCGCAAGCGGAGTGCCACTTGTAGATATAAATATATATTGATCGGGATCTGTGGGTCTACCTGCAAGAATATTGTCAGCTATCACACTTTCAATCAATTCTTTTGCACGATTGGGTAATTGCACTTCACGTTGCGAATAAGTATTTTTTGGAGTTGTTTTTATAGCATTATCCATTTTCACAGATGTGTAATCTAAGGTCCCATTAATGGAAATTTTCCCATCCTCATAGTCCTTCATTTGCAAAGCTAGCAATTCCCCATATCTCAAACCAGTTAAATATAGAAACTCAGCTATTATGCCGTGTAGTTTTCTGCGAGGATTGGAGTATAGCTGTTTCAGTATTTGATCAATTTCTTCTTTCTCCAGATATTTTTTATTCATAGAAAGCCTTCTTTTTTCTTCTTCCACTTTTTTAGGATGGATTTTAACTGCTAGCGCAGGGTTTCTTTGAATGTATTTTCTATCGATTGCATAGTTTAGCATAACAGATAGAGTTGTTTTTGTTTGTTTTGTGTAGTTCAGTGAGAGGTCACCAAACGTATACATATCTTCAATTATCTTATTAATGAGTGTCTCATCAATGTTTCTAACGATCGTATCATCGCTTATGTGCTTAGAAACATGTTTCATCATCATTGGAACCTTCAAATAGCTAGTACGTTTAACATGCTGCTTATAATATTCATACCATTCTTTATACAGCTCACCAAAAGTGATATCTGATTTATTGTAATCTTCGAGTGCTTCTTTAATTTTTTTATCTAGAATTTTCTGAGCTTTTTTCCACGCTTGTGGTGAATTACTTGTAAGTGTTGTAGATTTTTTCCGTGTTTTTTCTGTATAAGGATCTACATATCTTTCAATAAACTTGAATCGCCCATCTTTGGTTTGTTCAACCCACACTTTTAACATCTCCTATCATTTGCTATAATAGGCATAACAAATAGACCTATATAGGTTTGTTTTCTAAAAGCACGCTCTTACTCTGGACGGTGGGGCGTGTTTTTTAGTGTGCTTCAAAATCTTTATTTAATATTCTATTTAAAATCACATTGAACTCTGTCGCGTCAAAATCACGCAGTAATATAATTTTTCCGGATTCTCTATACAGGTGTGTTCCATCTGAGAAGGCCTTTATACCAACTATATTAGAAAGGTTAATAACTTTCATTCCATTCTCGTTAACAAAAATTATTCTTTTATTAGTCAAAAATGGTACCCCAATAAATACATCGTTCCATTCTGTTACTTTGTTCGAATTATGTTTAATTGATCCCATTCTATAATTCAAGCCTTTAGCAATTCTAATATTAGAAGATAATCCTGAATAATTAGTTCGAACCGTTCTAGTTTTCTGCTCTTGCCATTTGACTCTCTGTTTAGGCGTATAGTAACAAAATTCATTAGATTTTAGATTGACCCCATCAATTAATGCTGCTCTTTTGGATAAATCCTCTTTTTCAAGTTGCCTAATCATTCTATTTAGTTCTTCTTTTTGCTCTTTTTCTGCCAGTTCTTTTTCTTCTTTTTTTCTTTTTGCAATTGTTCCATCAAGGTATTCAACTGGTTTTAAACCCATAAAAATTAAAAAAATTCCAAGGGGTAAAAAAACAAGTGTGACAGGCAAAACAATGAATGACATTAGACAAGATAAAACTCCTATAATAAGTGCAAGATATTTGAGTATTGTCACAAAAAATTTTTTCAAAGATTTTCCTCCTTTGATATAATAGATTTCCCGATCTTAAAAGAGGTTAGGATAGTCCGTGTTGCGGCACGAGCTTTTTTATTTAACAAGCTCGCTTTGAACAGTGAAATGTAGAAATGTATTTTTTCTATAATCCTAATAATTCTTTTTTCTTCTTTTCAAATTCATCTGTAGTGATGATGTCCATATCAAGCAATTCTTTTAGTTCTTTCACTTTTTGGATAGGAGAAGTTAAGCTTTGATTTTGTTCAGTATGATCGTGATTTTTAGCTTCCATTTTTTCTTTAACAAAGTTTACAAAGGAATTTATATCTCCAATGCTTATCCATTTCATATTTACTTTATTTCCTGAAGCATAGAAAGAGATTTTATATCCCATAGCTTTTTTAGCAAATTCAAAAGAGGAAATATTGGAATAGGGGAAAGATTCACTATCAAAACCGAAAGTTCTTTTACCAAAAAAGAAAAGTCTTTTATTCGTCGCTAAAAATACCCCATTCTTTATTGTATCTGTACCCATGGATTTTGTTTCATACGTTCCAAATACACCTTCAACCACTTTTTCTCCGGGTTCTAGATATTCTTGAGCATATTTCAATTGCTTGGAAAATTTTTTGTTTTTTGTATCTAGTGTCATTTTAAACTCCTCATTTCTATGGTATTATTTATGATGTAGAATCTTAGAAATAAGGTTTTTGTGTCCGTGTTGCAGCACGGGCTTTTTTTAATGTATTACTGAAAACGATTTCTTTAATAATTCTTGATGTATTCATACATATTGCCTTGCGTAAGAATATTTTTTCTTAAAATAGCATTGGCAGACAGCATAACAAGTGTATCTGAGCTTATTCTGAATAGAATAATATTCCATAAATTTTTCGAGGTTAAACTGAGATTCATCAGTCAGTTCGTTCTCAATATAGATATTTAATAAAATTAGAATAGCTATTTTATCTGCTTCTGTTTCAAATTTTGAGTGAAAAGTTGTAGAAGTATCGTACAAAACTGAAAATTCAAAATGAGAGGCGCTGAAATGTGCAAGTTCATGAGATAAATGAAAGGCTTCTGCAGTTTCACCGTATAGATTTTCATTCAAAAAAATGATTCTGGGTTTTGGATAGTAGAAACCAGACTCTTTCATTTCCATATAAACTACTTTCAAATTGTATTCGCTCAACATTTCTTTCAATTTCAAATACATACAAACTATCACTCCAACTATTCATTTTCTTCTAAAGCTTTAGCAATTGCAATCGCTTTACGCATTGTCTCCTTAGATATTTCTTTTCCGTCAAAAGAAAATACAGTATCATCTTCTGATAAATCCACAAATTTAGGCGTTTCTCTTTCTTCTCTACCTAGAAGGTAGTCTATAGAGACATTGAAATAGTCAGCAATTTCTTGCAATTTTTCAGCGGATGGTTGTTTTCCACTTTTTAAACTATAGAAATAGTTTTCACTGTATCCTAAATCAGTTGTTACTTGTTTCATTGTTTTTGAATGTTTTTTTGCAAGAAATTTTATCCGCTCAAATACTGTCATACCAGCATTCTCCTTTTTTCTTTACAAAAAACCAATAAAAAAGTGTAGTTTTGCGTTGACGTAAACAACACTATAGTGTATATTGGTTTTGTAAGTTAATTGGATAGAAAAAAAGCAAAGTAAAAACACACCTTATAGCATTAAGTTTGGCGACCGAGTGCGATAAAAAGGCTTGTTATATGCTTATTTAACTATGACTATATACTACACTATAGTATAGTTTTCAGTCAACTAAAAATATACTTTTCTATCCAATTTTCTTTCTAAATAAAAAGAAAGGAAGTGTGTGAAGTGAGTAATATCGATAATGGGCGGGAAGCCATTAAAGAATTTATGAAAGCAAATAATATTTCAGAATACGATTTGGCCACTGCATATGGTAGATCGAGAACTTGGATTCAGCGTGTTTTAAGTGGAAAAGATAAAGGTCCAGCTGTTAACGCCTTTATTCTGGAAGTTATTCGCGATCATAAAATTCGATAGGAGGGGGAACAAAAATGAAAGAACTAATCAAAGTAACAACAAACGAGAACAACGAACAGTTAGTAAGCGGTAGAGAGCTGCATGAATTTTTGGAGGTGGCAACAGAATACAAAAAATGGTTTAGCCGTATGGCAGAATATGGTTTTGTTGAAAATATAGATTTCGTAAGGGTGACCCAAAAATGTCCGACCCCTGGAGGAATTCAGAATATTACCGACCATGCAATGAAATTGGACATGGCAAAAGAAATCTCAATGATCCAACGAACAGAAAAAGGTAAACAAGCGCGTCAATATTTTCTTCAAGTGGAAAAAGCGTGGAATAGCGAAGAAATGATCTTAATGCGAAGTCGGCAAATCCTCGAAAGAAAGGTAGAGACGTTACAACTTGAAAATGAAGAAATGAAGCCCAAAGCATTATTTGCTGATTCAGTTAGTGCGAGTCACACGAGTATTTTAGTTGGTGAATTAGCAAAACTCATAAAGCAAAACGGTGTTGATATTGGTTCTAAACGACTGTTTAGTTGGCTACGTGAAAAGGAATATTTAATCAAACGTAAAGGAACTGATTGGAATATGCCAACTCAAAAAGCGATGGATCTAGGACTATTTGAAATAAAAGAGACAACAATTTCTCATTCTGATGGTCATATTTCTATTAATAAAACTCCAAAAGTCACAGGCAAAGGACAAGTATATTTTGTTAATAAATTTTTAGGAGGGGTAATAAGTGAAAAAACCAACACTTTCAGAGTTGATAGAAGCTGCTGAGAAGGCAGTAAAACCAGACGACTGGTACCGACAAAGTTTAATCTTGGAGAAGTTCCACGGCATGTCAAAAACTACTTTAGTTGAATACTGCAAGGAAATGGAAACAATTCCTGAATTTTCAGAAGGAATTGTTCGTCCAGGACATTCAACCACATTTATTCATTACCACACTTTTATTTGGTTTTTAAAATGGAAAGACGCAAATAAATATCGTGTAAAAATATTATCTCCTTCAGATGTTTTGAAGGAAGCAAGTTGATTATTTTCAGAGTAAAAAGTAAACAAAAATATTAGGAGGAAAATTTGATGAAGATTACAGTACCAGATGAATTGATAGCAGATGAGTTGACAGAACAAATAGTAAGAAAGGTTTTAGATGCACTTGATGAACGACTGAAGGTAATGAACAAGTCAGTGGAGCTTCCTCCGTATCCAAACAAATCAGAGGTGAAAAAAATTTTAGGCATTGGTGATGACAAATTAACACATTGGATAAACCTAGGCTTAAAAACACAGCAGTGGAGCAAGTTAGACATCAGAATTGAACGATCGGAACTCCAAAGATTTTTGAAAGAAAACTTTGAGTTCTAAAGGCAAAGGAGAATGATTTTATGTCCTACACATTGCAACAAGAACATCAAATTCTAGGTCTGATTAAACAGCGTAGAAAACAATTACAAGATGATCGTGCAGCGCTTAGAAAAGCCGATGAGCTATCAGATAGACAAGCTGAACTAATTGCTTCTGAACTTGAGGATTTGAGAATGCTAGAAATAAAAAATAGGGAGATTAGATTATGAAGAAGACAGACACACTTTTTATAGGATTCATCCTAGGGCTATTAGTGATAGTAGCACACCAAAGTATTATCGGGGGAAGTTTGTTCGCAGCATTGATGGTTTTAATCAATCTGCTTGATTCAAAAGAAAGGAGCAACTATGGCACGAGAAGAAGCGCTAAAAATCGGTAAAGTGATTGCTGATAATTGGTGGACCAATAACCGTCCTATTATTTTAAGCAAGCAGCATATCGAAAAGCAAAAAGTATGGCAACAAATAAAAAAGTGACTCAGCCGACCAAAGCATAGAGTCACAAAACAAAACATATCTAAGGAGAATTTTAGCATATGGAAAAAGAACTTTCCACTCTAGATCAATATTTGACTGATCCTAGTTGGGGCAAATCGAATATCAAGGAAACAAATAATCGAAAAATCAGACGAAATCTCTTGACGGATGAAGAACTATCATGTGATCAAGATGACTTGGGAAATTTTGTGAGCATTTGGGATCATGTCTATCTTATCCATTTATCGAGGAAGTCCAAAAAACCTGAATATATCTATGTCATCGAAGATGGCTTGATTGATGCGCTAGAAGAGTATGACAGAGATAACTTGATTGATATCTCTTATTACGGACCAGGTAAGAAATACATTGCTGAAATGGAGGCAGAATTTGATGAGTGAAAGCAAAGGGACAACGAATTTTGAAAAACTTTTTAGTCGCAAGTTAAATAAAATTCTCAAGAAAAAAGGAAATTTTGATTATTTATCTTGGGCTCACGCATGGGAGATTATGAAAAAGAATGATCCACAGGCAACGGTAACTATTAATGAGTACAAACACTACAGAGTTGTTTCTGGAACTCATCAAGACTTTCTTGTTGAGGAATACAAACCTTTTCTTATGGACGAAACAGGGACTTATGTATCTGTCTCAGTAACGGTTAAAGGACACACGGAAACCGAGTTATTTCCTGTTTTAGATTATCGAAACCAACCAGTTGTTAAACCAAATGCTATGCAAATCAATAACTCATTGAAGCGATGCTTTGTGAAAGCATTGGCTCTACACGGACTGGGATTATATGTATTTCAAGGGGAAGATATTCCAACACCACCTAGAATCGATACAAAGAAATTAAACATGCTAGAGACGATTCTAGAAGCTTTCAATGAGCAGATGGGTAAAGATATGACCAAAACCTTAATCGAATATGTTAATGAGCAGACAGATAAATTAGGGCTCTTAGCTGATAACGTTGAAACTATTGAACAGTTAAGCTATGAGCAATGTGCCTTGATGGAGCGAGCAATAGCAGCTAAGAGAAAAGAATTAGATAAGAAGTGATATGAGTGTTTAAACCATTAATCGATTCATATTCAGCGGTTCTGAAAAAGTTCAAAGGAAAAGACATAGGTGCAACTATTAATGAAGAAGTGAACATCGAACGTTTGAAGACGATGTACGACGGATATGATGGCGATCGGATTATTGAAGTTCGATTTATTGATCCACGTCGATTTACTGTGCAGCAACGAAACTTCATCTATGCGCTGATAGGCGATATTTTTATCGATACAGGCATGCCAACGGACTTCTGGAAGGAATTCTTCTACTTCCGTTTCGAAGGTGTCACGGGGCGCAAAATAAGCCTCAAAGACGAATCAAGCACAACCGTGAGTGATGCCAATATCTTAGCGAATATCATCCTAGATTTTATCTTTGAACATCATATTCCTTTCAAAGAAGGCTATGAGATTTTACCAGCGAATCAAGAATATTACTTCTACAAATGCATCACAAAAAGAGTCTGCTGCATCTGTGGCAAAACAGGAGCTGATATCGATCACTTTGACAAAGCGCTAGGAAGACGAAAGCGCAAAGAAGTTGATCATTCAGAGTACACATTTGCAGCACTCTGTAGAATTCATCACACGGAGAAACACAAAATAGGTGTGACTAATTTCAAAAATAAGTATCAAATCAAAGGGATCAAGTTAAACCAGGAAACAATTAAGAAACTTAGAATAGGAGGGTAAAAAATATTGTCTGACAACAAACGCTACTACTATTTAAAACTAAAAGAGAATTTTTTCGATAGTGACGAGATGGTTCTCTTAGAAAGTATGCCAGATGGCTATATTTATTCTAATATTCTTCTCAAACTTTATTTAAGAAGTCTAAAACACGAAGGTAAGTTGATGTTTAATGACAGGATTCCATTTAACTCTACAATGCTCGCAACTATTACAAGACATTCTGTAGGAGTCGTAGAAAAAGCGGTACAAATTTTCCGTGATTTGCAGCTTATTGACGTATTAGATAACGGAGCAATCTATATGTCTGATATACAAAGTTTCATTGGAAAATCCTCAACTGAAGCAGATAGAAAAAGAGAATACAGAAAGAAAATAGAAGAGGCAAAACGGAATTTAATAACTGGAGGACAAGTTTCGGACAAATGTCCAGACAAAACTACACCAGAGTTAGAGATAGAGATAGAGAAAGATATAGATATAGATAAAGAAGAAAAGAAAGGTAAGTATTCTGACGAACACTTACGCCTTGCTAAAAAAATGCAAAGTAATTTAACTGAAGATTTTCCAAAAGAAATGAACAAAGTAGATATCGAAAAATGGGCAGACACAATCAGGTTGATGGAAGAAAGAGATAAAGCGTCTATAGAAGCGATTGAGTATGTGATCAATTGGCTACCTACAAATGAATTTTGGTTTGGAAATATTAGAAGTGCTAAGAAATTGAGAGAAAAATTTGAGAAGCTCAAATTCGAAATCAAAGCAGACAAGAAGAATCATAAAAAGCAAAGTCAAAAACTACAGTACAGCAATCCTAGTGAATATGACGACTTGCCAATTTAAAAAGGAGATGCATCACATGGAAAGCCTAGCAAATGCTATGGAGAAGCTAATAAGAAGAGTATTAGTGCAAAGCGGAAAATGTCCAGAATGTAGCGAACCTTTGTATAGTTGGCGAGCTAAAAATAAGGATGGTTCAGAACGTTGTAAACCAACATGCATGAGTTGTGGTTATAAAGCGTTACGTGTGAAAGAGGATATACAGACCGAAAGGATATATAACGACAGCTTAAAAGCACGAGCTTTGAGTTTTTTTCAAAATGGTTCGGTATTAACAGATAAAACTTTGTTTAAATGCAAAATGGAGAATTATCACGTAGTGGACCAAGAAACGAAAATTGCTTTAGAAAGAGCTAAAAGCTATGTAAATGATGTCCTACTGAACCATCCTGCACATTTCATTCTATCAGGGAAATCAGGAAGCGGAAAAAGCCACTTATCAATGGCGACAGCTTGGGAAATACTTGAGCGCTCAAATTATGACAAGAAAATACTTTTTATAAGCTATCAAGAGTTATTAGAGCAAATAAAGTTTTCTTATAACAATGCTGAACTGAGAAAAGAAATTGAAGGATCGCTTATAGCCGATATCAAAACAACTGATTTGGTGGTTTTTGACGATATTGGAGCTGAATTAGGTAGCGGGGTATCAAATAGTAGGCAGTTTACAAACAACACGTTAAACACGCTCTTAGAAGCCAGACAGAACAAGGCAACGATCATCACAACAAACTTATCTGGTCCCGAACTAAGAGAAGCCTACGGTGAAAGAATTGTTTCTAGGATATTTAAGAATTCAGAAGGTTATGCGCTGAAATTCCAACAAACAGCAGACAAGCGCATAAAACCAGTGAAAGGTAGTATCGCATGAATAAATACCGTAATAAAAAAACTGTTCATCGAGGTATCAAGTTTGATTCTATCGCGGAAGCAGAGTATTACGATCTAGCCTTGTGGCAAGCTGAAGCGAATGGCTGGAAAGTAAAACTTCAGGAAAGATTTGAGCTGATGCCGAAATTTGAACTAGACGGAAAGAAGTATCGCAAGATCGAGTATATTCCTGACTTCACATTTTATAAAAACGGCAAACTTGTCAAAGTCGTAGATGTCAAAGGAATGCAGACAAAAGACTTTAAGATCAAGGCGAAATTGTTTTGTCATCAATATCAAGTGCCGTTGATATTAGCTAAAAAATATCGGAATACGTTCAAGGAAGAGCGTTTTTAACGAGGTGGCCCATCATGACAACAGAAGAAGTGATTCAAATGCGTATTCGAAGCATTCAGCGTGAGATTGACGATCTGGAGCGGACAAAGGCAGTGATGGTCAATGAAACGGCTAGAAAGGCAATCGATTTGCACATTGAGAATTTAAGAAGGGAAATTCGTAGATTGGAGGAATGAGCGTGGATAAGAAAGTAGCAATGAAACGAATCATCGAACTGACACATTCTGAGAATTGGCAAGAAGACAAAGAAATAGTTGCAGAAGTTCAAAAGCTCGGTAAATCAATGTGGACTGAAAAACCCAAACGGAGAACGCCGAGAAAGATTGCAATTTGGCATGGTGATCGAATTCTAGTAACAGGTACTGCTGAACAGTTATCTGAAATTACTGGTCTGAGCAAAAACATTATCTGGGATAGAGCTAGGAGCTTATGGATTGATTCAAAGGGGCGACAGTTTAGGTATGTGGAGGAGAAAAAATGCTAGACATGAGAATCGAAGATTATCGAATTACCAGTGATTCTAGAAACATTGTCTTATCGAAGGTAAGACGAGACGAAGAAGGAAACATCCGCTACACAGAAACAAAAGAAGAATCACGAGCAGATATCGGATACTTTCAAACTGTCTCATCGTGTTTAAAGGCAATACAACGCGATTACGTGTTAAGTGAAGAAAGAACGATAAAAAGTATTATCGAGTACAAAAAAGCGTTAGAAAACATCACTAGACAGTTTGAACAGGCATGTGAGATTGAGGAGGAGAAATAATGGATCTCATTACACAATACAGTGACATCATCCTCAAGAAAATCATGATGAAGATTCAGAAAGATAAAAAATCAAAAGAACGAGCGGAATTAGTTAAGTTAGAAATGGCTGAAACAGGATCAGGAGTTCGAACATCGAGGCATTGGAAAGCCGCTGCAAACATCGAATTTTATTACAAAGAAATTCAAAAAGGGTTCGATCAGATGCGTGAGCTGGATCGGCAAACAAATTGGAGCAAGAAACTTCATCAAGATCGTTTCAAATTTGTAGAAAAGTATAGAGAGATACTGAATGAGTATTTCGAGGAGGACTAGATGTTTAATTCAATGTTAGCGTCAATTCACTTTGTATTCTATATAACGATATTTGTAGCTATATTAATTAATACGATAAAAAGCGGTTTTTTAACACCAATCGGCACAATTTTAACATTAGCTTCATTTGTTACAAGTTGTATTATCCAACTTAAATATATAAAGGAGAATGAATAATGGACGAACTAATCACAAAAGTAGAGCAGTGGGCTAAAGATAAGGGATTGGATCAAGCTGATTCCAGCAAGCAAATGTTAAAAACGATCGAAGAGATTGGGGAAGTTGCCGCTTCTCTAGCTAGAAAAGATGAACATGGTTTAAGAGACGGAATTGGAGACGTAGTAGTAACCTTGATTATTTTAGCTATGCAAAATGATATGGATTTGTACGAGTGTCTGAACCAAGCATACAACGAAATCAAAGAGCGCACAGGAAAAATGGTAGATGGTGTATTCGTGAAGTCGAGTGATTTGGAGGAAGCGGAATGAATGTTCAAAATAGCATTTTATCTGTTCGATTACAAAGATGGTTCGTTTAAGAAAGCTTATTTCCATCACTGGAATGATAGCAAGCCAGTTTTTACAAAAAACAAGAGGAGAGCTCAGGAGTATTTTGATGAAAGATCAGCAAATAAAGATATAGTGCAGTTAAAAAAAGCAGAATCACCATCTGCGAATACATTGTCAATTCGATTGGAGGAAAAAGAATGAAACTAAAAGACGGATTTTACGCTAGTAGTCATGGTATCGGCGGTTTAATGCTAGATATGCCGACAAAGAACCCTAAAACACGTAAGAAACCAAAAGTCAAAATCGGTGACATGGTTCGCTGCGAAGCAGAAGGGTTCATCTATCCGTTTCGTGGATATGTAGAGCATCTCTATAATCACTCAGCAATCATTCGTATTGAAAACACGATGGAATGTGATAAATGGACAGCTAAAAGCAAAGAGAATTTAGCAGTGGTGAGATTGGTGGATATGGAGGTTATAAACAATGAAATTTAAAATCTTTGAAGAGGACACTCGCTATAAATTAGAAAAAGAATTAAACGATTTTGCGAAAAACAATGAGATTCAGCATATATCTTTAGCAACTTCTAAGAGAGGTTATGCAAATTACTATGCAGCTATTGTGAGCTATGTAAGTCGAGAAGTGTAACTCGGCAAATAAAAAAAGCCGGATCGCTCCGACTGATTCAATAAATCCAACACATTTATTATATCACATAAAGGAGCGGTTTGACTTGATGCAATTGTTACGAGAGGTAGATTTCAAACAGACAAGATGTAATGCGAGAGATGTGCTGAAGAACTTTCGGCGTTTGGAGCGGATGGCAGGTCGCTCTTTGATAGATATTAAGTCGCCGATTATTACGGATATGCCGAAGGCTCCGAAATATGGAAACAAGGCAGAAGACGCGATCATTCAGATGATGGATATAGAAGCGGAGAGAGACGCGATTTTAGCGGCTTTAATGGCTCTTAGTCTGATTAGCCGTCAGATACTCTACTACAGCTTCTGTGACGTCAATAAGCACTCTAATTATGAAATAGGGCAATTGATACGAGGATACGGAGAGAAGAATGTAGAGAAGTTGAAATCCATCGCATTAATCGAATTTGCTGAAGCATACAAAAAAGGCGCGTTAGTTCAGTATCGTTGATTTTGTAGGGTTTTTGTAGGGATAGTGTAGGGTTTTTGAGCGGTTTAACGTGATATTATGGTAGTGTCGAAAGATTAGTGATAGGTCTAAGACAAAATAATAATAAAAGGAACATCGTTTTATTATTGTTTCACAATTAAGCTTCGATAGACAGTAGCGGAAATATTAAGAATAAGGATGTGAATTTCAACTCCTTCTAAATTGTTCTTATTATCTATCATCCGTTGCTGTCTATTGTCATTATGTCACTGTGGTGGAAAGGTGTATCGCTCATCTAAAATTTAGGTGCAAACTGCAAGGTTCGATTCCTTGCCAGTGACTTTGGTAACCGAGGCATCGGCGGTTTAAAAATATAGGGGTGCGCAATTTCGTACGCGTTTTGTGCATCTTGTAGGTTGCTATTACATAATTGGTTAGGTTAGATTGAGATTTGGGATTCGGTACAAATGAATCGTCAAATGTCTCAAGCACAGGATCGGAAACGTCCCTGCCTGTGCATTACATATTAGATCACTCATTGAGTGGTCTTTTTATTTTGCGTAAAGGAGGCTACATAATGAGAAACTACTGGTATGTATCGCTAACTAATGAATATCCTCGAACCATTGATGATTGTTCAGTGCGTGTTGTGCGTTCTGTACAAATCAAAGGGAAGTACTCTATTGTCGAAATGCTAAGAGAAGCAACACCAAAAGAAATTGATAAGTACAATCTTCGTTACTGCGGCCATGGATATTTTAGTGAGCAGAACATACAGACAAATATTGAGAGGTATTGTTAATAAAATTGAAAGGTGGTGGCTTGAATGTGGTAAATTTGACACCAAAACAAAAAGCTTTTGCGGATGAATATATAAAAAATGGTGGTAATGCTACTCAAGCCGCCATTAAAGCAGGTTATAGCAAACGATCAGCAAGAGTAATAGGTAAGGAAAACCTAACTAAACCTAACATAATACAGTATATTAATGAACGGCTAAATCCTATCGAAAAGAAGCGCAAATTAAGTGCTGAGGACGCTTTAAATGAATTGATAGATATTTGGCAAGGAGAAGTACAAATAAGCGTGAGCAAGCAAATAGACCGCTTGGAGAAAAACAAGGTTATTAAACATATGCAATATGAATATACACCAGATTTAGAAAGCAAATTGAAAGCCTTGGATTTGTATTTGAAGTATAAATCGCTGTTATCACAAACGCAATTAGAAAAAGCTCAAACAGAAATAAAATTAATGCAAGCAAAATTAGAACAATTACAGATAAACTCAGAGCGTTCTACCGAAGAAAAACTTGATGAGTTGTTAGAAAAGATTAGTGGTGAATTAGATGGCACTAGTTGATATTTATAACCCAAAGCAAATCGACGTGTTAAATAAAACCATTAAGAATGATTGGTTCATTACTTTATTACATGGAGCAAAACGTTCTGGGAAAACAAAAATAAACAATGATTTGTTCTTGTTTGAATTGCGACGTGTGCGAAAGATTGCCGATGAAGAAGACATTAAGGAACCAATGTATATCCTAGCAGGAGTTTCAAGTGCAACAATCCAAAAGAACATCTTACAGGAACTATACAATATGTACAGCATAGAACCTAAATTCGATAAACATGGAAACTTTAAGCTATTTGGCGTTAAGGTCGTACAAGCTTATACAGGAAACATTGGCGGTGTTGGTGCAATTCGTGGTATGACAGCATATGGCGCTTATATCAATGAGGCATCGCTAGCTAGACAAGAAGTATTTGCTGAAATCGTTTCACGTTGTTCAGGAACAGGAGCGAGAATCCTGGCTGACACAAACCCTGACAACCCGGAACACTGGCTGAAGAAAGAGTATATCGACAATTCAAGTAAAAACATTCAATCGTTCCACTTTGAATTGGATGATAATACTTTTTTATCTGAACGCTATAGAAATAATATTAAAGAATCAACTCCAAGTGGGATGTTTTATGATCGCGATATCAAAGGTTTATGGGTTTCTGCAGAAGGTGTCGTTTATCGTGATTTTGATGCTAGCAAGCACTACATCCAGTCAAAAGACTTACCACCTTTGAGCAACTTTTATTGTGGTGTTGACTGGGGATATGAACACTGGGGTTCAATCGTAGTTATAGGTGAAACGGATGACGGAACAGCTTATTTAATCGAAGAACATGCTACTCAATTTGAAGAGATTGATTATTGGGTAGATGTAGCAAAGGGCATTCAGCAGCGATATGGCTTGCGAACGCCTTTTTATTGTGACTCAGCAAGGCCGGAACATGTAGCTCGTTTCCAAAGAGAAGGAATAAAAGCGATTAACGCCGATAAAGCAAGGCTGTCGGGTGTTGAATCTGTAGCAAAGTTGTTTAAGACAGACAAATTATTTATCTGCAAAGATAAGGCCCGGAAATTCCGTGACGAGATTTATCAGTACGTTTGGGATAAGAAAAAGGGTGAACCTATCAAAGAGTTTGATGATGTGTTAGATGCTTTGCGGTATGCAATCTACACACACCACAAACCTAAAGCGAGAGCCAAAGGATTCAAAGGAGGACTGTAATTTTGATATTAAACAATGATAGACTAACGCCACCAAAAATCATGACGTTTGACCGAGACGAGGACATTACGCCAGAAGTAATTGCCAAATTCATGCGTATTCATCAAATGGAATTACCACGTTATCAGTATTTGATGAATTGCTACAAAGGGCAAATGGAGATTTACGACTACGCTAAAAAAGACAGCTACAAGCCAGACAATCGGCTAGTAGTCAACTTCCCGAAATACATTACTGATACATTTACCGGCTATTTTAACGGCATCCCGGTTAAAAAGAGCCATCCAGACGATGCTTACAATCAAGCAATCAGAGCATTTGACAGCTTAAACGACATGGAGGACGAGGAATCAGAACTTGCTAAAATGGCGTGTGTCTACGGCCGGTGCTATGAGTTTATGTATCAAAACGAGAACACAGAAACCTGTGTAGTGTACAACTCACCAGAAGATATGTTTTTGGTGTATGACAACTCAGTTAAGCAAGAGCCGTTGTTTGCCGTGAGATACGGACTAGATGATGATAACGTGTTTCAAGGTGAATATTATGGGCCTGGTGGCAATCGCAAGCTAACAGGCTCTGCGTCTGCTTTGCAGTTTGGTGAGGAGTTAGACGATTATTATGGCGAGTTGCCGGTTACCGAGTTTTATTTTAACGAGGAACGCATGAGCATTTTTGAGTCGGTCATCTCACTATTTAATGCGTTTAACAAAGCAATCAGTGAGAAAGCAAACGATGTGGAATACTTTAGCGACCAATATCTTGCGTTTTTAGGTGCAGAAGTAGATGGTGAAGATTTAAAAGAAATCCGTGAGAACCGAATCATCAACTATTATGGCACTGAGGCAACTCGTGTGGATGTTAAGTTTTTAGATAAGCCAGACAGTGACGAGCAGACGGAACACTTGCTAGACCGCCTGCAAAAGCTAATTTTCCAAACATCTATGGTGGCAAACATCAGCGATGAATCTTTTGGGCAAGCATCTGGCACAGCCTTAGCTTACAAATTGGAGGCAATGAGCAATCTGGCGTTAGCTTTCCAACGCAAGTATCAATCAGCTCTGAACAAGCGGTATAAGCTGTTTAGTAGTCTTGCTACTAACGTTCCTGCCAGCCTGTCTAACGCATGGCGAGAGTTGGAATATACATTTACCCGCAACGAGCCAAAGGACATCAAGAGTCAAGCGGAAACAGCTCAAATGTTGATGGGTATCACCTCAGAAGAAACCGCGTTGTCCGTCTTGTCTGTCGTGTCAGACACTAAAGCCGAGTTGGAGAAGATTGAGGCACAAAAACCGAAAGTTGCTTACGACTTCGAGAAAGAGCCGGAAGACGGTGAGAAATAATGAACTCACAAGACTATTGGCGCAAACGTGAAGAGAAATGGATAGCGCAGCAGATTAAAGATGATGCGAAACAGTCCAAAGTGATTGCCGAGAAATATCAACGAGCGCTCGACCAAATCGAAAAAGAAATCTCAGCTAACTGGGAACGGTTCGCTGGCAAAGAAGGCGTCACACTTTCTGAAGCTAAGAAAATGGCATACGAGATGGACGTGAAAGCTTTTGCTAGAAAGGCGAAGCAGTACGTTAAAGACAAAGACTTCAGCAAAACAGCCAATGATGAATTAAGACTTTACAACGTTACGATGCGAGTGAATCGTTTGGAACTATTAAAGTCACAGATTGGCTTGGAGCTAGTCGCTTTATCTGATGATATAGATAAGTACACCGCCGACACGCTCACCAAAACAGGACTAGCCGAGGCGACACGCCAAGCCGGTATTTTAGGTGAGACAGTATTTTCGGGCTATCAAAACTTTGTGGAGTCGGTAGCTTTTGCGAGCTTTAATGGTGCGACTTTTTCCGAGCGTATTTGGGGCAATAATCAGGCGCTTAAAGCCGATTTAGACCGTCTCCTTGTAAGGAGTATCACACAAGGCAAAAACCCGCGAGAGCTTGCGAGAGAGCTTAGAAACCTGTTTGACAGCACGAAGTACGAGGCAGAACGGTTGATGCGGACGGAGACTGCAAGAGTGCAGATAGAAGTCCAGAAGAAATCATATCTTGAGAATGATGTGGAAGAGTTCGAGTTTGTAGCCGAACCATCAGCGTGCGATGTTTGCAAACCGCTAGACGGTAAGACGTTTAAAGTTAGTAAGATGGAGCCTGGATTAAATTCTGCGCCAATCCACCCTAACTGTAAGTGCAGTACGGTACCTCATGTAAGCAGATAAATTTAAATCGAGGAGGTTTTACTATGACAAACCAAAACAGCCGTTGGCAGACGTTAAAGAACCATTGGTTTCCCAAAACCAATCAAAACTAAATGCGAGAATCGTTTCCCAAAACGTTAAATGCGAGAAGAAAGGAATTACACCATGAAAAAAACATTTTTAATGCCAATGAATCTGCAATATTTTGCAGAACAGGCAGACGACCAAGTAGAAGTACCAGAAACCAACGTTGAAGAAACTACCGCGGAAGAAACCGAGACTGAGGAAAAGCTGGACTCTGAAAAAGTCGTCGAGAAATTGCAAAAACGATTAGCAAGCAAGACTGCTGCAGAAAAAGAAACTAAGACGCAACTTGAACAAGCATTAGCACGAATCGAGGAGCTTGAAAATGCTGGTAAAAAAGGCGTGAAAGAACTCTCCGATGAAGAGAAAGCAGTTAAAGAGCAACAGGAGAAAGACGCTGAAATCGCCAAATTAAAGGCTCAAATCAAGATTGCTGAAGCCACACAGCAAGCTGATGAAGTCTTAAAAGATGCTGGTTTAACAGTCGGCAAAGACATCCTAGGCATTGTGGTAGCCGAAGACGACCAACAAACTCTAGCAAACGTTAAAGCGCTAATCAACTACACGCAAGACCAACGATCTAAATGGGAGATTGCAAGGAACACTGGTTCCACTCCAAAACGCACACCAGGCAACCAGCAAGCTATCACGCAAGAACAGTTTGATGCTATGTCGTTTGCACAAAAGTCGGCGTTAGCAACAAAAGATCCAGAACAATTTAAAAAATTAACAGGAGGCTATTAATATGGCAAACACAAAAACAACGTTAGCGGATTTAGTAAATCCCGAAGTATTAGCACCAATCGTATCTTATCAACTACAAAAAGCATTGCGCTTTACACCTTTGGCACAGGTAGACACAACTCTTTCCGGTCAACCAGGAAATACATTAACTTTTCCGGCATACACTTATATCGGTGATGCAACAGACGTGGCAGAAGGTGCTGCGATTCCATTGGATAAAATCGGCACATCCACTAAACAAGTGACCGTTAAAAAGGCTGCAAAAGGCACGGAAATCACTGACGAAGCTGTTTTATCTGGCTACGGCGACCCTGTGGGCGAATCTAGCCGGCAATTAGCCTTGTCTATTGCAAACAAAGTGGACGACGACATGATTGCCGCTGCAAAGACGACGACACAAACAGTTACAGCTCCCGCTACTGTTGCCGGTGTGCAAACAGTCTTGGACGTATTTAGCGACGAGGATGCACAAGCTTATGTGTATGTCATGAATCCAATCGATGCTGGTGCATTACGAGCAGATGCCAACGCTCAAAAAATTGGGTCCGAAGTCGGTGCGAATGCGTTGATTAACGGAACTTATGCAGACGTTTTGGGTGCGCAAATTGTCCGCTCTAAGAAAATGGCGCAAGGTGAAGCTTTGATGTTTAAAATCGTGGCTAACCAACCGGCGCTTAAATTAGTCATGAAACGTGGTGTACAAGTGGAATCTGACCGTGATATCGTGACAAAAACTACTGTCATTACAGCGGACGAACACTATGCAGCATACCTTTACGATTTAACAAAAGTTGTGAAAGTAACCGTGGGCGCTGGTGCATAATGAGTCGCCTGTTAAGTCGTCACTTGCCCGCTTATAAAGCGGAAAAAGAAACGACAAAGCAAGTGAAGAAACCACGAAAGAAACCAGCTAAGAAAAAAGTAGGTGGTTAAATGGCTACCATTGCAGAAGATGTTAAGAAGCTGTTAGGCGGTACACAAGACGAGAAGCTAGAAGTTATCGAACGGCGAACAAAAAGCCGTCTAGCGTCAATTCTGGGCGTGTCAGAAGTGCCTATTAGCTTTGAAACAATTGTCTACGAAGTAACGGTTAAACGATTTAATCGAATTGGTAATGAGGGTATGCAATCCTACAGCCAAGAAGGCCTCTCTATGGCGTTTCCAGAGTCCGACTTTGCCGAATATCAAGGTGAGATTGATGATTGGCTAAACGCACAGGAGGACGACGAGGGCGAGGTCAAACGAGGGAGGTTCCGGCTATATTGAGATACGACACGAAAGTATTGTTTATCAAAAATGGCGAAGGCTCCCACTATGACCCTGACCTTGGCGAGTGGATTGAGGATGAACCTACCATCACCGCTACCGAAGCTAACGTGACTGACCTTGGTACAAACAGAAGTGTGGCTTTATTCGGGAGTATCAAACAAGGGGCTGTTGTCATTCGGACACAGCCTTTGTTTATTATCCCAAAATGGGATGCTATCGAGATTGATGGCAAGAGTTATCAGCTAACCACTGCCAGACAGCCACTTGACCGAAACAGTTTGATTGTGGAAGAGGTGGTTCTTGATGAAGGCACAACTTGAATATAAAGGAATCGATCAGCTGATGCGACATCTGAAAAAAGCAGCAACGCTTAATGACGTTCAAAAAGTCGTGAAAAGTAATACTGCTGAAATGACTGAACGAATGCAAAAAGGTGCGCCAGTGGATACAGGTTACTTACGAAGATCAATAAACATGAATCTTTTAGAAGCTGGTTTAACTGGTATTGTAGGACCGACAGCAGACTATGCTCCTTATGTAGAATATGGAACTCGCTTTATGTCGGCCCAGCCTTATGTTAGACCAGCTTTTAATTATCAAAAAGTCAAATTTATGGCTGAAATGAAAGCCTTGGTGAAATGATGATTAAGACAAGAGATCAGTCGATTTTTGATGAACTTTTTAAAATATCCCAAGAAAAACTAGGATACAAAACATATGATTATAAGCCTTTAGATAATGTTGGTTATCCTTTTGTGGAATTTGAGAACACTCAAACCATCCATGAAGTAAATAAAACTGACATTAAAGGGTCTGTGATTGTAGTTTTATCCGTCTGGGGATTACAGAAGAAACGAAAGCAGGTGTCAGATATGGCATCTGCTCTTTTTAATGAAGCTAGATTGATAGAAGCCACAGAAGGCTATTATTGGGCTTTAAATTATCAAGCAAGTGGAATTCAAGTGATGGACGACACAACAACCAATACGCCCCTAAAACGAGCGGTTGTCACACTTGAATTTAGAATTAGATAGGAGGAAGAACATGGAAGCATTAAAAGGTATTGATGTCATTTTGCTTTATCGCTTATTGAAAAAAGAAACTCAGGAAGCTGCTTGGAAAATGGCATTTCAAACAGAACACGAAAATGGTTTATCAAGAGATTCAGACTCTACAGTGACAAAAGACGGAAACGTTCAAAGTTTAAGTCCAGTTGAATATGATTTTTCGGCTACTTCAATAGTTGCTAAAGGAGATTCTCATGTAGATGAAATGAAACAAGCCTTATTAAATGGCGATATCATTGAAATTTGGGAAATCAACAAAGCAGAACAGGGAACAGATGATAATGCAAATAAGTACAAAGCTACTTATTACCAAGCATATGTGTCTGAATTTACTCCATCGGCTGCTGCAGAGGATAACGTTGAATTAAGTTTATCATTTGCAGTAAATGGTGTTGGTCAAGATGGTTATGCAACCTTGACAGAAGATCAAGCCGATGTTGTTCAATATGCATTCAAAGATACCGTGAAAGCAACTTCGACAGGAGCATAAGAGGGCTTAGATGCTCTCTTTTTTATTTTAGGAGGATGAAAAACATTGAAATTAAAAATTAAAGGTAAAGAATATTCGTTTAAATTTGGCACTAAATTTGTACGTGAATTAGACAAAGTGATGCCTTTCATCGATGGAAATATGGAATTCGGAATGGGACTCTCAGCAAAAGTCTTACCGGAATTACGTTCTTATAATGTCAACACGTTGTCACGAGTCTTAGAAATAGCAAATAGAACAGAAGAAGAAACTATTACGTTGGATGAAATGGATGATTACATCGATGAAGTTAAAGACATCGAAAAATTGTTTGATGAAGTCCTAAAAGAATTGGCGGAGTCGAACGCGGGAAAGTTAGCGGTCCGAAACCTGAATCAGAAATTGAAAGAAGCGGAAAAACAACAAGCGGAATAGATTCTGCACTGGCATACGAACAAATTCTTATCAATTCTTTTCGATATTTGGGAATGACCAATATCTCAGATATCGAAAGAATGACGTTATATGAATACAACATTCGTATGACTGCAGCCCAGTTATCTTGGCTTGACAAAGAAAAGTTGATTCACGAATTAGCGTGGGCAAATCAGCAAGTCCAAGCGGAGAAAAAAGTAGGCAAAAAGACAGTTCCTGTATATCGATCCTTTGAAGAATTCTTCAATTATCAAAAAATCGAAGATTCAATCATGGGAGTTTCCGAACTTTCAAAACAAGATAAAAAATTCCAAAGCTTACTAACTAAAGCTAACTCTTGAGGAAAGGAGGAAAATCATGGAACAATTTTCTGTTGAAGCCTTATTAAAAGCCACAGATAGTGGATTTGTAAAGACTTTTAAAGATGCGCAAGATGCTGTTAAGACTTTTGAAGAGAAATCAAATAGTATGACAACCGCTGTAGGTAAAGTGATGCAAGGTACTGGTGCCGCAATGACAAAGTATATTACCACTCCTCTTATAGGAGTAGGCGTAGCAGCTGCTAAAGTTGGTGGCGACTTCGAAGAACAAATGAGTCGTGTAAAAGCTATATCAGGAGCAACAGGCGACACATTTGAACAGATGAAACAGCAAGCGATTGATCTAGGAGCAAAAACTGCTTTTAGCGCAAAAGAATCGGCTGCCGGCATGGAAAATCTTGCTTCTGCTGGATTTAGCGCACAAGAAATCATGAAAGCAATGCCGGGTCTTTTAGACTTAGCAGCTGTATCTGGAGGGGATGTGGCTCTAGCTTCTGAAAATACTGCTACTGCTTTGAGAGGATTTGGGTTAGAAGCAAGTGAAGCAGGACATGTCGCTGATGTCTTTGCTCGTGCTGCTGCGGACACCAATGCGGAAGTTGGAGACATGGGAGAAGCATTGAAGTATGTTGCTCCTGTAGCTAATTCAATGGGGATTTCTTTGGAAGAAACTGCAGCAGCTATTGGTATTATGAGTGACGCAGGCATTAAGGGTTCTCAAGCAGGTACAACGTTGCGAGGAGCATTGTCTAGGTTAGCAAGGCCAACAAAGGCTATGCAAGATACAATGGATAATTTAGGTGTTTCGTTTTATGATGCTGACGGTAAAATGAAACCTTTAAAAACTCAAGTAGAATTACTTAAAAAAGCTTTTGAAGGCCTGACGCCTGAACAACAACAAAATGCTTTAGTAACACTATATGGGCAAGAATCATTATCAGGGATGATGGCTTTGATTGATAAAGGACCTGATTCATTGGGCAAATTAACAAAATCTCTGAAAGATTCTGATGGTGCAGCTGACGATATGGCTCGGACCATGCAAGATAATATGAATTCTTCCATCGAGCAAATGTTTGGAGCTTTTGAGTCAGCAGCTATTGTAATTCAAAAGATTCTAGCACCATCCATCAAAAAAGTAGCAGATGCCATATCCGGCTTAGTAGAAAAATTTGTAAGTGCTCCAGAATCGACTCAAAGATTAGTAGTGGCCATAGGAGCAATCGCTATTGCAATTGGGCCAGTATTGTATGCATTAGGAATGCTGGTTAAAGCGTTTCAAACCATGAAAGTGGGGTTAGGTGTATTAGGTAACGGAATCTCTTTGTTCAAGAAATTAGGTTCCGCCATAGGTTTTCTTACCAGTCCAGTCGGATTGGTTATAGCTGCGGTAGCACTACTTGTTGTAGGTTTCATCTATCTTTGGAATACGAGTGAAGATTTTAGAAACTTTTGGATTGGCTTATGGGAGGGAATCAAGTCTGCTGTAAGCTCGGCAGTAGAATGGATTCAGAATGCATGGAAATCTACAGGAGAATGGTTTAACAATTTATGGAAGTCCATTAAAGAAGGCGCAGACAATGTTTGGACTACAGTTCAAGAAGCCCCTGGGAAAGCGGCAGATTGGATTAAAAACAAATGGACTGGAACAAAAGAGTTCTTTTCAAATTTATGGTCAAGTATTGCAAACTCTGCTTCAGAGATTTGGAATAGTTTAAAAGAAGGTGTCATATCAGTTATTGATGATTTAGTTTCAAGTGCTGGTGAAAAATGGGAAGGGTTTAAAAATACTATATCTACTGCATGGAAAACAATTACAAGTAAAATCAAATCTGGTTTTGATTTTATACTAAAATATATTGGTCCATTTGTAAGTAGCTTTTCAGATGTGTTCTCTAATATAGTGAAAGCAATAACAAGTATATTTGCTGAGGTTAAAAACATAATAGTAAATGCTTGGGAAATCATTAAGTCTTTAATAGCTGCGCCACTACTGTTTATTATAGATTTAATTACTGGTGACTTCGAACAAATGAAAGAGGATTTAGATCTAATCTGGAACACACTTGTCCAATCAGTGGTAAATATTTGGACATCTGTAAAAAATATATTTACGGAATATATCGGTGCAATAGTAAATAGTGCCGTTAGTTTATGGACTGGATTCATACAAAGTATTTCTAATATTTGGAATGAAGTAGTTTATCAAGCGACTATGATTTGGATTGATTTGAAACTATTTTTTACTAATTTATGGATTGATATTAAATACAGTGCAATTCAAATGTGGATAAATCTAAAATTCTCCATAATTCAAACTTGGATTGATACAAAATATGGTGCAATTGAACTTTGGAATAATCTAAAACAATGGTTTTTCCAAACGGTTAATAATATCGTGCAAACTCTTATAAAAAGTTGGAACAGCTTAAAGCAAGGAACGATAGATTTATTCAACAATACAGTTCAAGGTGCTAAAGACATTTGGACTTCATTCAAATCTTGGATTGGTGATTTAATTACTGGAACCAAAGATAACATCATTCAGGGATGGGAAAACCTAAAACAAGGTACTATAGATACTTTCAACAATTTAGTAAATGGTGCTCAAGAGGCATGGGATAATTTAGTAAATGCTGTTAGTGACACGGTTGATAGAGTAACTGGCTGGTTTGATAACTTGAAAAATATCGATTTACTAGCAGCCGGAAAAGCTATCATGGATAGTTTTCTAGAAGGGTTACAAAATGCATGGAAATCTGTGCAAGATTTTGTTGGAGGTATTGGTGATTGGATTCGTGAACACAAAGGACCTATCCAATACGATAGAAAGCTATTGATTCCAGCTGGTCAGGCTATTATGAACGGTCTGAATAAAGGACTGACAGGAGGATTCAATGAGGTACAGAATACTGTTGGAAGTATGGCAGACTTTATCGCGGAACTTTTCAATGCAAATCATGATGTAGATATAGCTGCAAATCTGAAAAATGCAAATAAAAACATTGGTGCACAAGTTGAACATAAAGTAAATATGGGCGGCTCTACTAAACCAGCTGTATTTAAATTCAACCTTGGAAGACAATCATTTAGATTGTTTGTAGACGATATTTCACAAGCTATGGGCGAAGGTGCAGATATTAATCTGGAATTTTAGGAGGGAATATTTTGGATCAACGAGAAAATAAAATGTACTCATTCAAAGATACAACCATTAATCTCACTAGTTCTAAACGATTCCTTCCGACGTCTGCCATGATGTACGATGGAATGTATTTAGAAGATTTGATTGAGGGTTATCAAACACTTACGGTGGAAGGTAGAGAAATGCTTTCTGTAGAAGTTGAACAGCAAGAGATACAAATTGGTTCAATCATTACAAATCAGAAAATACCTTCAAGATCATTAAAAATAACATATAAGCTGGAAGATAGAGATCCAGAAAAACTACAGTTTAAATTCAAAGAACTGTTGAATTATTTATACCGGAATGAAGACGTGGAAATTAGGTTTCATGATGAATTAGATTATTATTACTACGGTCGCTATACATCAACTGATACGGTTCCAGGAGACTCCAACTCGATTATTTCGAGTTTTAATGTATTCTGTGCGGATCCACTAAAGTATACGAAAGAGTGTGTTAGTGATGGCTATATTGGAAATCCGATACAGTTTCCTATAACACCAAGAAAAATTGAAGTTACTTTATCCATGAATAATTCAATCAAAATTACAAACGGAGAACAAAATATCACGATAACTGATGCGGCAATAAAAACAGGAGACGTGTTGGTTTTTGATTTTTCCGATGAGCAGGTAACTGTAAACGGAGAAGATTGTACTTCTATGATTGATTTAGAAAGTGATTTTGAGAACTTTTATCTTAAGCAAGGTCAGAAGATAACTAGCAATAATGGGAAGCTTAAAATATTCTATAGGGGGGCGACAATTTGAGTGAGACAGTTTATTTCTTTGATCACTTGCAAAAACTTATTAAAAGAAAAAATACAAGAAGTTTGATTGAAGTCTCCCAAGAAAAAGAAATTAGTTCTGATAAGAGCGATCTAATGAAAGATACTCTTTACGTTACGACAAAATATGATAAAGAAATAGAAGATGCAAGATATATGGCGATTCGTGAAAACGAGTCGTCTTTTTCGTTGTATCGAATTACTAAAGTTAGCGACCCATCTGAAACATTAGAGTTTACAGGGTTAGGATTTGCAACAAATGAATTAGATGCTTACATCATCAAAGATATTAGACCGAGTGGGCAGCCCTTAAAAAATGTCCTTGATCGATTGATTGAATTTACTGAAGGAAATTGGCGCGTTGGTCACGTAGAAGCAATGTTACCAGCAGTAACTGCAACTTTTTACTATGTCTCTGTAAAAGAAGCGTTGAAAGAATTGCAAACCTTAGGTATGGAATTTGTCTTTAGGTGTTCTTTGAATTCTGATGGAATAAAGGATAAATGGATCGAAGTATATGAACAAATTGGTGAAGAATCGAATACACGTTTTGTATATGGTAGTAAAGCATTAACAGTTGTAAGAGAGATAGATAGAAGCTCAATCTCAACTTCAATGATAGGTCGTGGGCGAGGCGAAGAGGTTGGTGACGGATACGGTAGAAGAATTGAATTCACTGATGTTGAATGGAAAAAGTCGAATGGTGATCCTTTAGATAAGCCTAAAGGCCAAAATTGGCTTGAAGATCCGGAAGCAACTCAAAAGTATGGGATACCACAAAAAGATGGATCAATGAGAAAACGAGAAACCGTAGTAGTGTTTGATGATATAGATGATCCAACAGAATTACTTAAAAATACTTATTCAACCTTAATCGATTCTGCTAGACCGTTAGTACAATTCAAAGCTGAAGTCACTGGAGGAGATGTGATAGGAAATACAGTGACTATTCACAGATACGATAAAGGTTATCACTATAAAACTCGTATTTATAAAACTACATTCAATCGACTTACCGGTCAAACGAATATCGAATTAGGGGATAATTTAACACAAGATGTTAGAAAACAAACGGCTTCTATTGTCAATAATATTAATAGTTTAGAATCTAGCAAAATGACATTTTACGAATCGACAGAGATTGGAAAATATCAAGATGACATTATGCGAGGCGCAGGAGATAATGGCGGTTCTATTTATTGGGTAAATGGAATTGAAGCTGGTGTTAGTGATAGTAGAGAAATCTATGAAACTGTTTATATGGATGGACCTAACATTCCTAGATCACGCTTTTTTATGGTCCAAAATAACTCAGGAATATCTTTCAAACAGTGTAAAAAAGGTGAATGGCAAACAATCCAAGATGTACACAATGGCGATAGCACGACCGCGTGGACGTTGGATGGAACTTTCAATGCTAATTTTATTAAAGCAGGAATTCTTTCAGGTATTCTCGTGCAAGGGGTAGCTTTAAAGACATTGGATGATAAAGATTTCCAATTAGTGGCAGAAGGAGGACAACTTTCTTTTGAAAAAAAGGTCATTTCAACTGGGCTTGACGATGTTCACGGAGAATCGCTTGGATCCATCGTAGCAACTTATGGAGGCGGAAAAATAAATGGGTTTGCTGTATGGAAAGAACCAAACTATATTTTTTCCATTAACGCTGGGGACGGCGGCGATCGAGGAAATCCTGTTTTTCAAATTCCAGCAGATGTTACTGCTGATAAGCGTAAATATAATCTTTACGGTGATGGTAAATTTTCAGAAGGGAATATAACCATGGATGGCCGTCTAGATGTCAAAGAATTATATGTGAATGGCGTTAAAATCGATACAAACGGTGGTCACAATACCGGAGGAAACGATAACGGTTGGAATGGACAATATCCACCAGAAGTAACTACTGATCGGGATAAACGTTATTGGCAGATTTGGACAATGGCAATAGGTGCTGGCTTTACTAAACAAGCTACTGCAGCTTTACTTGGCAATGCACAAGGAGAATCAGATGCTAATCCAACCGCCGATGAGGGCAATGGCGCACCAGGATTCGGTTATGGTGTATGGCAATGGACGGATTCCACAGGTGCAACTAGCGGACGTGTTTACATGATCAATTTAATGACAAAGGCTGGCATCAGTGATGATCCAGACACGATCACGGCACAGTTCAAATTGTTGATGTGGCATGCACCAAATGGTCAATGGATCGCAACTAGCGCTTATCCTTACACATGGACACAATTCATGAATCTAACCGATATCAACACAGCAGCACAAGCATTCGTGGCTAACTTTGAACGTCCACGTGATCCACATCCAGAACGGACGACATGGGCACAAGAATGGTACGACAAATTCAAAGATTTGGAAATTCCTGCATCAAAAGGATATATAAAACCAATTGCAGATCCAATCAGAGTGACGAGTGAATTTGGCTGGCGCACTTCTCCAATTACAGGCGCACAAGAATTTCATAACGGTATTGACCTTGTAAATGGAAATCCTAATACACCTATTTTTGCATCAGCAGATGGCGAAGTGATTGTTGCAGGTGATGCAAATTACTTTGACTGGTATGGAAATTGGACAGTGATTAAACACGCTGATGGAATGTATACAGGCTACGCACATCAAAGCCGAGTAGACGTCTCAAAAGGTCAGAAGGTAACTGCTGGTCAGCAAATTGGACTGATGGGAACAACTGGACCATCAACTGGAGAACATCTTCATTTCCAATTTATGGATGAATTTTATCCATCTTCTTCTGGCCATTTTCATAATGCAAGAGACTATATTAATTTCTAAAGGAGGGATAGTCGTGGCAGAAACGCAGCATAAAATGGTCCTATCCACCACCGAACCAAATAACGGAATAAATTTGGTTCGGATTCGGCAAGGGGATGCTTTAACTCAAAAGTTCGTTGTTGAAGTAGTGGAACATGGAAAACTAAAAACATTCGATGGCCTAGTGCCATTTTTTATTAACACAACAAAATTTGGCGAAAATCAACCTGTTGAACAAAAAGTACAAGAATACAGTCCGGCACAAGCAAGGCTTGTTTATACGTTAAGTGAGCCTGACTGGCAATGGGGTGGTGAAAACACCGCACATTTCAGTTTCCGATCACTTAATGGTGATGGAACTTGGAGTGAACAATTTAGCACACAGGATTTTACCTATCGAGTCATTTCTGGAATATCTAGAAGCCAGTTACGCGACTCTGGCTATGTGTGGACCTTTGAGGATTTGCTAAGAAAATTCAAAGATTACATGGATCAGGGTAAAAATGACTGGGAGCAGTGGTTAGAAGATAATCGTGAAATACTGGAAAGCATTGATCCAGGTGGCACAATCATCAATATTTTGAATGAAGCCAAAGGAGATTATGACAGTTTAGCCGATCGCTTAAACGATATACAAAATAAAACTTTCAGCGTTCCTATAGGTACTGAGCAAGTGCCTATTCGTAAGGATAAACATTTTTACGATAACGGATCATACAAAACAATCGTTCCGTTAAACCTAGATGAAGTTATCGCACAAGCAGACAAAACGAAGTTTAACATGGGGTTTATGACGGATATTCACACCGACGCTCACAACATGTATACAGAACCTATTGACACCAAGATAAAACACGAACGTCGATGGAACATAGTCGGACAATTCAGAACGCTAGAAGCATTTACAGACGTAATGGTGTATGGCGGTGATAATATCGACGGATATAGTGGTGCGACAGCGCAAGGTATTTATCCTTACACAGCTAAAGAAAGACGCGCGAAAAACTTACATGTAGCAAAACGATTCGCTAGCGTGGCAACAGCCGGTGCAAAAGTTCCTGTCATTTTGTGTCAAGGCAATCACGAGACTGGTAAAATTCCATTTTCGGACGACGGACGTACGCCGCAAGATTCGTTGACAGGCGCAGACCTTAGCGAAATCAATAACGGCAGTTACGGCCCTGTGTTGTTCCCTGAAAAGAAAATCGCTATCTATCGAATCAACACGGACGATTTCAGTGATGCTGTAGACTCTCAGGGTAAGTTATTAGAGTACTCTGGTTACAATAAAGGCGAAAGCTTTTCTGCGGGTAAACTAGGGCAAACGCAACTAGATGAGTTCGGACGTTGGTTAGAACAACTAGACAGAAACTATCATGTAGTTATTGTGGGTCATGTACCAATGGAAAGAGAAAATGATGTAGCCAACGTGACGAAACTAGGAACCTTACTAGACGGCTTCAAACAAGGAGCAAGCGTAACTATTGATTACAATACAATGAACGGTTACAACCCGAGTCCTATGGGACAAAAGACTTACAACTTCGCAACAAAAGGACGCGGAACAGTTGCGGCAATCTTCGCCGGACATTGGCACTACGAAACAGTAAAAAATTTAGGCACAACACAAATCATCGTTTGCACAAACGCCTTTCCTTCCGAAGAACAGTACAACACAGCGAATGAAACGGGGTTCGCAAACATACAAATTGATACGGCAAAACGTACGATCAAAGTACAAGGTGTGGGCCACTACACTAACCGCAATTTCACGTATTAGGAGGTATAATCAGTGGAAAAAGAAGTTGAAAAATTGCAAGAATCTGTCAAATGGATTTTACAACAATTAGAAATTCATTTCGACGGCACACCACAGCAAGCACACGTGGACGCTACACCGTTAAATGCCGGTTTTTGTACGCCTGAAATCGCAATGAACGCGCGTGGTATTGCTTTGAAGGATAATGAGCTAGGCTGGAAGTATACTAACGTGTACGACGTTCCACCGGGCTTTTATGCCACCACTAACCAATGGTACAAAAACGGGCAAATCACGATGTTTGGCGATGGTTCAATCATGTTACTAGGTGTTATGCAAGAACACAATAAACGGAAACTGCTTTGGGCTTCGGACGGTTACGGCGGAAATATCTATATCGCACGTACGCATAACGATGACAACGGTTATAATAGCCCGGGTTTCCGAAAAGTTGTGACAACCTTCGAGCTATTCGAAGGCGAAAAACATGGCGTAGGTACAACGATCGACTTAAAGGATAGCATGAAACATTACAGTTCCATCCGTATTTACATTCAAGGTTGGGGCGGTCAGGTGTACGAAGCAAACAACGTGACTGCCCCGGTTGTCATGTTTAGCAACTTATACGACGACGCAGGCGGCCTAGAATTGTACGAATTGAAACTAGAACGTGTGACAGATACACGTTATAAAATCGTTCGTTCTGCGCAAGCGGCTATTACAAGCGCGATGAACTACCACAAAAACACAAATGCAGAAATCCAAATCGTTAGAATAGAGGGTGTGAAATAATGGCGCGTATCATCAAAAACGGACTTATCAAAGTACCTACACAACCAAAGGACTTCGACTTAACGGCAACCGGGCTTGTGTTTAGGTCATATGATAACCAACCGGCACTAGAATTTAACATCGAGAAGCAAGACGGTACGCCGGCAGATTTATTAGGTGCTACGCTTCGACTTTTGATGTATGTACATGACGAGGTAGACGGAACAGTGACGAAAGAGCCTGTTCCTTTTATCACGAAAAACCTCATTACAGAGAGCTTTCTAAACGGTCATGTAAAATACATCCTACCAGAAGCGTTGAAAGCCTATAGCGGCGTCGTGGAAACTTATGTATACATTGAGTATCCAGACGGATCAACAAGTGATAACTTAGGTTTCACTTTCCGTATGAAACGTTCAGCAATCGACGGACTAGCGCAAGATAAAGCTGACTACTTCATTGAAGACTTCAAGCAATTGCTTGATGGAGTCAAACAAGAAGCAACAGATGCAGTAAATGAGGCACTAGCAAAGGTTGAGGTTGTTTCTGAAAATGTTAGTTCAGCGCAAAATGATCTAACTATACTTGAAGATCGTATTGATCAAGCCAATCAGGAAATCGACAAGGTTCTTTCTGGCGCAAATGGATTCCGTACAGATATCGATACACTTAAAATTAACAAAGCAGATAAGACATTTGTTGATGCACAGTTGGCACAAAAGGCGGACAACAGTACGCTAGACGTTGAGCGAAAAAGAATTGACGCTTTCACAAAACTTTCAGAGGGTAGCACCACTGGTGACGCAGAATTAATAGACGCAAGAATCGGATATGACGGTGTAGTATATGAAAGCGCTGGGGATTCAGTCAGAAAACAAACTCTCAAACTCAATAAAAACTTAAAAAACCTAGCCGAAAATGGTGTTATTACACTAGAAGCGTATGGCGGTTTTGTAAGAGCAGATATGTATGACGGGATATTGTCTGAATCAATAAAATACAGGGTGTCATCGAACACTATTTTTGCATTCGATAGAGACCTTAAATTGACTATTAATAACGGATTCAGAATAAGACTGTTCTTTTTTAGCGACGGTGTATATTCCCATATGTCAAATTGGACGACAGGTGAATACACTGTTCCTAAAAACACACCATTCAAAATTGTGATTGCTAGAGTAACCGAAAATACAAGCGAAACAGCTAATGTTTTGGAGTTTGTTTCTAGTACGTCCTTTTCGTCAATATTGAGCGAGGATATAAATAAAAACGCAACGAATATTTCTCAAGCTACAAAAAATATAGATGAATTAAAAAAACAAACTCTATACAATATGGTTAACACCTCCGCTAAGTCAAAAACGCTCAACGGTGTGACATTAACCAACAACAATGACGGCACATATACCGTCAACGGAACTGCTTCGGTAGACACTCTTTTTCACTTGAACGGTGTAAGCTATTTTGAAAAATCTGTTGATTCCGGTATTTATAAGGTTTTGGGGTGTCCTCAAAACGGTGGAGAATCAACCTATTATCTAGAAACAGCATTTAAAAATGTTAAAGGAGAAGTAAAAGCAAACAGGAAAGACATTGGAAATGGAACTGAACCGCTCTACCTTGAAGAACCCATGGTATCAATGTATTTGGCAATAGGAATAAAAGCCGGTCAAACTGTTAACCAATTAGTATTCAAACCCATGTTTACTAAAAACTTAGATACCACTTACAATGATTTTGTAGGTTACACAGGTGAAAATGATAAACTAAACAAAAACGTGGCTGAAATCCAGAAAAAATTATCTGAGAAACCAGCTAACTTATATTGGGAAGACACTGTAAAGCCACCTTATTGGATTTTCCATCTTGATTGTGCAAGAAAATACTTTACGGTAGCGAATGTCAAATTGCTTATTGATAAAATTTCAAAAAGTGGGTTCAATCAAATTCAGTTGCACTTTTCCGAGGATAGCGGGTTTAGGTTGGAACTTGACAACATGATGGTAACAGATGAAGACGGTGTTTCTTATGATTTATCTGGTGTTCTTGGAGGTACTGAAAGCCCGGATAAATGGTATACTCAAGCAGATATGGATAGCATTATTTCTTATGCTCAAAGTAAAAACATTGATGTTGTTCCGTCTTTTGACATGCCGGGGCATATGGGGAGAATATTGTATCGTTTTCCTCAGTTTAAATTAGAAGGGTCTAACACTCTAGACATTACAAATGATGTTGCTGTTAAATTTGCGAAAGCGGTAGTTAAAAAATATTGTAAATATTTTTCTAGTCGAGGTTCTCACCATTGGAACATTGGTTATGATGAGATTGTTGGTTCAGAAGGGTTCGATTTATTCTACAATGAGGGCAATTACAAATTTGTTGTTAATTTTGCGAATACTTTAATTGATGTCGTAAAAGAGCATGATTTAATCCCTCGTATGTATAACGAAGCTGTATATTATAACAAGGATTATAACTACTACTTCAGCAAAGACGTTGAATTATATTACTGGTACACAGATTGGGCTGAGTATACTTTACCGGATGTTCTTCAAAAATCAGGATATAAGTTGATTAATAATTCGTATAAATATTACTGGATTTTAGATAACGAAGAAAACAGCACAAGCGTTGATGTAATCAATCAGACAGAGCTCTTGAAAGATTTTTACAATAGAAAAACGGATAAAAATGGTTATGGGGCTGTATTTGCAATATGGTGTGATTCAGCAAACACTTCGATATCAAAAGGTGATGGTGGAGATGGGGTAGTATCTTCTGTTTCTAGTTTAATTACAGCGTTCGGAAATGCTATTTCAAGAGCTTACGAGCAACAGAACCAAACTGTGAACTAACTGAAAACAAAATGAAAGCGAGGTAGTCGAGAAATCGGCTGCCTTTTTATATTGAGAAAAGGAGAGTGATAAATGGTAAATAGGAAATTAAAACAAGATCTACAGAAAGTTTCCAACAAGCGACCTAGTGACTTCTAGGGTGCTTTAGGGTGTCACTTAAGGGGGATTACAGTGCATGAGTTGGGAATGGCTAGTAGGTTTGTTAATTGGAGGTGGAGGAGCATGTTTAGTTTTAGCGATGTGAAAATGATGTATGATTGGGGCTGTTTTACTGACGATCAAGTTCGTCTATTTGTTCCACTATGTATCACAGATGAAGAAGCAGATAAGATTATTAATAAAGACGAGAGTGCATCTTAATTGATGTGCTTTTTATTTTGATTCAAGGAGTTGTCACATGATTAATTTAGGGGAATGGGGAACAATCGCAGGATCAATCACTGCGATTGTTTCTTTGATTTTATTAGTAATAAAACCAATTACTGCATCTTTCTCGAAGATTACTGAGACTCTTTCAAAAGTAAGTCACAATTTAGATTTGCTGACTAAAGATTTAGAATCTAGCAAATCAGATCGATTGATGATTCATGAAGAACTAAAGAAACACGATGAAAGATTAGATACACATGCAGAAAAATTGGTAGAACACACACAACAAATTAAAACTTTATTTAGGGAAACATCTCGATAAAAATAGAAAGAAGATGAATAAAGATGATCTTACCTGATAAATATTATCAAATCATTAAGTGGGCGGTACTTACGGTACTTCCGGCTACATCTGTATTAGTTGCAACACTAGGCAAAGCGTATGGATGGAATGGAACAGATATGACAGTACTGACTATCAATGCAGTAGCGACGTTTTTAGGTGTTATCACTGGTGTGTCGGCTTATAATTTGAAAAAATAGGAGAAAACAAATGAAAAAGAAAATCATTTTATCATTGAGCCTACTAATGGCTCTTTTTTTATTGCCTTCGAATGCTTTTGCCTACACGATTAACAATGAATTTAATTTGGGCCCAAACGAAGGTAGCTCTCAAGTAGCGAATAATAAGTATATTTTACTGCATGAAACAGCTAATGAAACAGCAACAGGACGCAATGAAGCGCAGTATATGCAACGTTCATGGACTAGTGCTTACACTGCTTATATTGTGGGAGACGGCGGAACTGTTTATCAAGTCGGTCAACCTGGTTATGTGCAGTATGGCGCTGGTTCATATGCTAATGCCAATAGTCCTGTTCAGATTGAGTTACAACACACACATGATAAAGCAACTTTTGAAAAGAACTATAAGGCATACGTTGAATTGGCTAGAGATTCAGCAATGAAATATGGTATTCCATTAACATTAGACACTCCTTATAACCAACCAGGAATCAAATCGCATTTATGGGTAACGCAAAATATTTGGGGAGATCATACAGATCCTTACGGTTATCTTTCTGAAATGGGCGTAAGTAAAGAAAAATTAGCCTATGATTTAGCTCATGGATTTACCGATGAAAATCCAACTACTTCTGAAAACAAGCCTGTCATTGATCCAACTCGAGCAGGTGCGGCAAATCCTACCTTGACAGATGGAACGAACTACGCCCACATTGATCAGTTCGGAGAAATCGAAAACGCAAACTTGCATGTAGCTGGATGGCACATTGCTAACTATAAATACGAGTATATTTTCATTATGGACTACAATACTGGGAAAGAATTAGCTCGAGTAAAAGCTGATGGAATTTATAGACCAGATGTAAATCAAGCTTATAATACTTCTGGAAATGTTGGTTATCATGTATCTTTCAATATGCGTAATTTTCCTAATAAGAAAGTCTATGTCATGATGCGTGCAACGAATGATCCAGAAGGGAACACTAGAGGCGGAGCACAAGATTTTCATGACAAACGTTGGTATTTGAATATTCCTAAACGATAAAAATAGCCCCTCGTTGAGGGGCGGTACATATAAAACTAAAAAATAATCGTCTTTTATTATATTATTGCTATAATAATATGGAGGTGATGTAATGGGCAAATTAGTTAGTCTTTTTAAAAATAATAAGTTTCAATCTTTTTTATGTGGTGTTTTAGGAGGTTTTATAGTTTTTATTGTATTTGGCATTGATTGTAGTCTGTCAGGTTCGCTTGCAGAATGGTTAAGTGCCCTTGGGACAATAGGTGCTGTCTGGGTTTCATTATGGATTGTTTTTGATGAGAAAAAGGTCAATGTTTTAATAATAGTTGATAAAACTCGCGAGCAAAACAAAAGTGAATCCACGATAATTGGTGGGGATTTTAAGTATGTTGAAGCGTATGCGCATAATTATGGTACAAGACCAATTGCTATTTTATTTTTGGGTTTTAGACCCCAAGGTGCTGATAAGGATGATTATATTAAGAGACCAGACGATCTCTTAGATAATCCAGAAATCGAATTTATTCCACCTGGAAATCTAGGAAAAAAACATCAAGAAGATATTGAGTATTTATTGAGTGCAGGGCAAAGATATGTAAACGAGGATAAAAGTTTACATCTGGAAGCGGTCTTTATCGATATTCAAGGAAAAGAATATTTAAAGGATATCATAATAACTGGTACTTTATAGTTAGTAGAAACCCTCAACCAACATTCTTGACTGAGGGATTTTTCATTTTTTCTGAAAAATCTAAGCAAATAATAGACTAAAAAATAACCATGTGAGATAATGAGCATAGAAAAAAGCTTCAGATACTCCCTCACCCTAGAGTCTTTCCCCAAAAAGATAAGTATCTGAAGCTTTTTTCTTTTTATGACTTGGAAATAATAGCATAAAATAATATATTTTACAAAGAATAAGTACAATCTAGTTTTTTGCTATTAAATGTGTAATAATTAATGTGCCATCACAACAAAAGAATGAAACCCATTATTATCTAATCTATGTCCATTCTTTTTGTTTGCAGTAGTTGTGATGGCTTTCCGTACCCTTAGCTCAGTTGGTTAGAGCAGACGGCTCATAACCGTCCGGTCGTAGGTTCGAGTCCTACAGGGTACATATAGTAATTAAGTTAGTTCTATGCTAGAATTTTTTTGAAGGATATCATACAAATCAATGTTTATTTTTCATTGCCACTCATTTGAGTGGCTTTTTATTTATACCTTTCTGGATCAACGAAAGTATACTTTACATAGTCATAGCGCCGATGATCGCTCCGTGCGTCTGGCACGTCAGTCACGACATCAAACAAAAAATATACGTCTTTCTTCATTCTAGTTTTCGCAGCAGGGATTTTAAAGTAGTTTTTATTAGAATAGTAGAGATTGATTAATAAACTGTCTTCGATTGCTAAAAAGAAAACTTCTGAATCCCATACTTTATAAAAGTCTTTGATAAATCTATTCGAAGGATCAAATTTAAACCATAATTGCGTCTCATTAAAAAGCATAACCATTACTCCAATCAGTTTTTAAACTTAGTTTCTACCTCTAATATATATCGAGTTTTTATTTTGCCTTCAGAGAATACCGTTTCTTTTTTTGCAGTTACAGGTTGTTTATTTTCGGAAAAAGCTAATATAGCTAAAATTGAAACATCCATCTGGAATTTATCTTTTTCGTTGCTTTGTTCATAAAAATCTGCATATTCATCACTGATATTTTTTCTAATAAATTCTTCCATCATAAAAATCACCTCAAAACGATTATACGAACTTATGTTCTGACTGTAAAGCGATATTTGAGGGGCAAAAAAGGGGCAAAAAACTCTTACTAGTCCGTTCTAGCCTAATAATTTTAAGTATTATCAACGTTGTTTTTTCTTGATATAATGGGATTTTTGTCCAGTACGTACAAGCTAAAAACGTTTGTCTTGATGGGCGGTATGATGTAAGAAAAAGCAACTTGCTTATCTACAACTGATCATTAGTGAAAGACAGATAAAAAGAGGCTGGAACAGAAGCGTTTAACTCCAAGAAATAAGAAGAAATTCACGAAAATTGCTTTTCAAATTTTTGTGAATTTCAGCTTATTTCCGAAGGAGTTGCTTCTGCTTCCGCCGTTTATACGTGTTTAGAGCGTGAGACAAAAGTGTTCTTTACTTTTGTCCCACGCTCTTTTTTTTGTGTAATTATAGTGAAAATAGTTATTTTTAATAGTTATAATATTTTATAGTTATTTATTTTATCTATTAAAAGTAAATATCCATTCACTAATAATAAAGATATATTTACAGTATCATTATAATGTATTCAATTTAAAATAAGAGACTTTGGTAATAATGAAAGAGGAATAAAATTTTTCTTTGGCAAAACAAACTCCTTGCTATGAGACGCGTTTCATACACTATACTCAAAGTATCAAAAGGAGGGCTTGCAATGAATACTTATGTAGAGATAACAGATGGCACAACGAACAATTATTTTTATGCGTTTGTCGAGTTCAAGGGATCCGTATTAACGTTGTACAGTTTTCAAGGGTTGAATAGGAATATAGTAAAAGAAATACCAATGAATGAAATCGAAACTTTGACAAAAGATATATATTGGGGCGGGCAGCGGATCAGTTTTTCGCATGAAGGAAAAATGTATCAGTTTTTTGAATGCGGTCCAGCTGTGGTAGACTATTTACAAGAAAATCTTTTTGTATAG